CATATCGAGTCATGGGTACGTTGAGTTCGATATTAGTGCATACCATCCTACTATTGTCGGTCGTTTACTTGCCTATGATTTTGGCGTTCCAGATGTCCATCAAGCGTTCGCGGATCTCTACCAAACGAGTTATAAAGAAGCAAAAGAAATCACGTTTAAGCAGCTATACGGAGGCGTTTTTAAAGAGTATGAGCACCTTGAATTTTTTCAACAAGTAAAACAATTTGTAGACAATAACTGGAAAGAGTTCAATAACTCGGGTCAAGTTATCGTGCCGATTTCGGGTTATTGCTTTAAAAAGAGCGAGCTGGAGAATATGAATCCGCAAAAACTGTTTAACTATATGTTGCAGAATGTGGAGTCCGCAATGAATGTTCATATATTGATAGATATACATAAGCTACTGCGAGGACGCAAAACAAAAATTGTATTATATACGTACGATTCGTTTTTGTTTGAGCTAGGTGAGGGTGAAAATGATATAGAAAATGAGATAAGACAAATATTTGATAAATACAGGTTACAAACAAAAACAAGTTATGGAAAAACATATGATTTTACAGAAAAATGACTATATGTATGACGGATACGATTTCGATTCGACAAACATAAAAGACGTGAACAATAAGTTATTTTGTACATTTACAGGACTAGAGGATTTAGATGCACTGATTAGTGAATTGACTAAGTCTTATTCAATTATGTATAATAAGATGTTTATACTTTATGTTAAAAGTACAGACGAGTATGTTGTTACATACAACGTAGAGCAAGGTAATGTTGAGGGTATTCCTCAAAATACAATCTTAGTACATAGAAAGAAAGAAACTAATACGCTTTATACTATTAATGCGTTAAATGATCTAATAAAAAAATTAAACGGTGGTGTGGTTGATCCATCTTACCGTGTAAATTGGCAACACTATAAAAACTGTATTTTGTTAACCAACCATAATGAGTTGAAACAACTGAATACAAAAGTTTTTAAAATTGTTGAACTTTAACTTGGTTATACAATACCTCGTTCTTATATTTCCGACATTAAACTAATAAATAAAATCATGGATATTAATGCTATCAAACAACGACTAAACGCTTTACAGTCGACGAACAACACAGGCAAGAAAGAAAAAATCGATTACTCAAAAGTTTACTGGAAACCAAAAGAAGAAGGAAAGTACCAAATTCGTATTGTACCTTCAAAATTGGACCCTCAAAATCCTTTCAAAGAGGTTTTTGTACATTATGTAATTTCTAAATTCCCTATCTTTTCCCTAACTAACTGGGGTGAAAAAGATCCTGTTGTAGAATTTGTTTCTCAACTCCGTAAAACCAACGACAAAGAAAACTGGCAGCTAGCTAAGAAAATTGAACCTAAAATGAGGGTTTATGCTCCCGTTATTGTACGTGGTGAAGAAGAAAAAGGTGTACGCCTTTGGGAATTTGGTAAAGAAATTTACATGCAACTTTTAGGTATTGCTGAGGATGAAGATTATGGTGATTACACTGACATCAACGAAGGTCGTGACTTTACTGTTGATGTAGTTAAAGGTGATATTGGTGGTCGCCAAGGTCTTAAATCATCAATCAGAATTAAACCTAAAACTACAGCTTTGAGTGCAGATGCTTCTCAAATCGGTAAATTCCTTACAGATCAACCAGACATTTTGGAACTTCAACGTAAGAGAACTTATGATGATTTGAAAGAAGTATTGCAAAATTGGTTGTCACCTGAAGAACCAGAAGAAGGTTCAATCATCGATGATGAGAATGAAGTAGAAGCAGAATTAGAAGCAGCTCCTGTTAAAAATTATGCTTTGAAAACACCTCAAACTACAAAAGCAAGCAAAGCAGAAAAATTTGATGCCTTGTTTGACGAAGATGAAGACAACGATCTACCTTTCTAATTAAATTAAATTTATGGCAAAAACTAAGAAAAGCGAATCGCTAACGGCTGCTGTCTCCGCAGAAATTAAGTCTAATTTCAATTTAGACAAATTTAAGGAGAAAAAATTACTTAATGGTAACGTTAAGTTTAAAGAACAGAAGTGGATTCCCCTTAGTCCTGCATTTCAAGAAGTAACAAGTGTGCCTGGTATTCCTACTGGGCACATTGTTCTACTTCGTGGACATAGTGACACAGGAAAAACAACAGCGTTGATTGAGGCAGCAGTTGCTGCTCAAAAAGCAGGTGTACTACCCGTGTTTATTATTACTGAGATGAAATGGAATTGGGAACACGCAGTTCAAATGGGAATGCAAGTAAACACTGAAGTAGATGAAGAAACTGGTGAGGTTGGAAATTATAGTGGATTTTTCCTTTATGTAGATAGGGAAACTTTACACACAATTGAAGATGTAGCCGCATTTATTTTGGATTTGCTTGATGAACAGAAAAAAGGTAATCTACCTTATGATTTATTGTTCTTGTGGGATTCAATCGGTTCAGTTCCTTGTGAATTGTCTGTTAAATCAAACAAAAATAACAATGAATGGAATGCTGGTGCTATGAGTACACAGTTTGGTAACAACGTAAACCAAAAAATTACATTATCACGTAAAGAAAGTTCACCATACACTAATACATTGGTATGTGTTAACAAGGTTTGGACAGCAAAAGCTGAAGTACCTATGGGACAACCTAAGTTGATGAATAAAGGTGGATTTGCTATGTGGTTTGACGCTACGTTTGTAATTACATTCGGTAATGTTTCAAATGCTGGTACCAGTAAAATCAAAGCTATTAAAGATGGTAAACAAGTTGAATTTGCTAAACGTACAAATATTCAAATTGATAAAAACCACATTAATGGTGTTACAACTCGAGGTAAAATTATTATGACCCCACACGGTTTTATTAATGATACTGATAAAGAAATTAAAGCATACAAAGATGATCATGCTTCAGAATGGAGTAAGATTTTGGGTGGTATGGATTTCGATATTTACGAGGAAGAAGATGTGTTAGAAAGTTCAATGAATATTTTTGAGCAAGAGCCTGATTAATTAGGAGACGTCAAAGAAATTTATTACATTCCAGCACATATGAACAAGAACGAACTATTAAACCTCCTAAACCAAATGGATAAGCAAGAAGAAAGTTCTACCAGTCCACACGAGCGAGTACTATTGATTGATGGACTAAATTTGTTTTTTAGGAACTTCGCAATGATGAACCTTGTAAATGAGCAAGGAGTTCACATTGGCGGTTTAGGGGGTTTTATTCGTTCTCTTAATGCTTTAATTAATCAAATCCAACCAACATCTGTTTATGTAGTATTTGATGGAACGGGTTCATCAGTAAACAGAAAAAATCTATTACCTGAATACAAATCAGGTCGTAATTTAGTTCGTATCACAAACTGGGATACTTTTGATTCATTAGAAGATGAACATGATTCTAAAGTTGACCAAATAGTAAGATTAATTCATTATTTAAAATGCCTACCCGTTAAAACATTAAGTTTAGATAAAGTAGAGGCCGATGATATTATTGCTTACTTAAGTGATATTTTACCTAAAAAACATAATTCTCAAGTATTCATAGTATCTAACGATAAAGACTTTGTTCAATTAGTAAACGAAAATGTTATACTTTATCGTCCTGGAGAAAAAGAATTTTATACCAAAAAATTAGTTAAAGAAAATTTTGGTGTATTAACTGAGAATTTTATTCTGTATAAAACATTATTGGGTGACCAATCAGATAAAGTAGCAGGTGTTAAAGGATTAGGTGAAAAAGGGTTACTTAAAAAATTCCCTGAATTAGCAGAACGTCCACTTACATTTCAAGATATTATTGAAATAAGTGCTGCTAAACATAAGGAACATGTCGTATATTCAAGAGTAGTATTTGATATGGAGAGATTAGAAAACAACTATCGTATTATGGATCTAAGTAATCCATTAATGGATGATACAGAAAAAGAATATTTAGAAAATGTTGTAGAAGAATCAACTCCAGCTTTGAATACTGAAGCTTTTTTACGATTTTACCATGAAGATGGATTAGGTCATATGATCAAAAATCCTGAATTTACAATCAACAATGTTTACAAAATATTAAATAGTTTTACAAAATAAGTTATATGACATTAAACAATCTAAACGCCTATGGCGTCGGTTTTCAAATCAAAGTTTTATCCTCTTTGCTAACACACAAGGAATTTCTCTTGAATATTCAAGATGTGTTAAGTGAAGAATATTTTGATAATCAAGCTCACAAGTGGATTATCAAAGAAATTCTAAAATATTACCAAAAATACCACACTTGTCCTACTATGGATGTTCTCAAAGTAGAACTTAAAAAGATCGACAATGAAGTATTACAAGTATCTATCAAAGAACAACTCCGTGAAGCTTATAAAGCATCAGACGAGGATCTTAAGTATGTAGAAGAAGAGTTTAGTAATTTTTGTAAGAATCAACAGCTTAAAAAAGCGTTGTTAACAAGCGTAGATTTCCTAAACGCAGGAGACTATGATTCAATTAGAACAATTGTTGATAACGCACTTAAAGCGGGTCAAGACAAAAATATTGGACACGAGTACAATAAAGATACCGAATCTCGTTACAGACAAGATCATAGAGTAGTAGTTCCTACACCATTTGAACCATTTAATGAATTGTTACAAGGTGGATTAGGTGATGGTGACTTCGGATTGATTTTTGGTAGCCCAGGTGGTGGTAAATCTTGGTCATTAGTTGCTTTAGGTGGTTATGCTGTTAAATTAGGTTATAATGTTTTACACTATACACTTGAATTAGGAGCAGATTATGTTGGTAGACGTTATGATGCCTTCTTCACCAATATTCCTGTAGGTAATATTATTAAACATAAAGATAAGGTTGAAGAAGTTATTACTCAGTTACAAGGTCAACTTATTATTAAAGAATTCCCTACAGGAAAAGCAACAATTTCTACAATTGAATCGCATGTTAAAAAATGTATTGACTTAGATTTTAAACCAGATCTAGTTATTATCGATTATGTTGACCTTCTTCGTTCTAAAAGAAAGAATGGTGAGCGTAAGGACGAAATAGATGATATTTATATTAGTACTAAAGGACTTGCTAGAGAATTAAAACTACCTATTTGGAGTGTGTCTCAAGTAAACCGAGCTGGTGCAAAAGATGATATTATTGAAGGTGATAAAGCCGCAGGTAGCTATGATAAAATGATGGTTACCGATGTTGCTATATCCTTATCAAGGAAACGTCAAGATAAAGTAAATGGGACAGGAAGATTTCACATTATGAAAAATCGATACGGAATGGACGGTATGACCTATTCTGTCAAAGTAGATACTTCAACAGGACACTTTGAGGTATCATCCCAAATGGAAGACGATGACGATACACCTACAACACCTCAATCATCAACTTTTGGAGGCATCGATTCTGTAGATAAAGCCCTTATTAAACAAAAATTTTTCGAACTAACTAATTAATTTATTAAAAAACAAATGTTAACCACAGAATCACAAATTTTGTCTGAAATTACTACCCATCTCAAGTATGCGAAATTCGTACCTGAAAAAAACAGAAGAGAAACATGGGACGAGCTAGTAACTCGAAACAAGGAAATGCATTTAAAGAAATTTCCACAATTGGCTGAAGAAATTGAAGCCGCTTACAAGTATGTTTATGACAAAAAGGTATTACCTTCAATGCGTTCAATGCAATTTGCTGGTAAACCAATTGAAATAAACAATGCTCGTATTTTTAACTGTTCTTACTTACCAATTGATGATTTTAGAGCATTCTCTGAAATTATGTTTTTATTACTTTCAGGCTGTGGAGTAGGGTACTCAGTACAAACCCACCACGTAGAAAAACTACCTGAAATTAGAAAACCTTTGAAATCAAAGCGTTATTTAGTAGGTGATTCTATTGAAGGATGGGCTGATGCTGTTCGTATGTTGACTAAAGCATATTTTGGACAAACATCAACTGCTCCTCTATTTGACTTTAGAGACATTAGAGCTAAAGGTGCTTCGTTGATTACAGTTGGTGGTAAAGCACCAGGTCCTGAACCATTGAAAATTGCTTTGATTCATATGCAAGCTATTTTAGACCGTAAAAATGATGGTGAAAAATTAACAACATTGGAATGTCACGATATTATTTGTCACTTAGCTGATGCTGTATTATCAGGTGGTATTCGTAGAGCAGCGTTAATTGCTTTATTTAATTTACATGATGAAGATATGTTGACTTGTAAGTTTGGTAACTGGTGGGAAAATAATCCACAACGTGGTCGTGCTAATAACTCAGCAGTATTACTTCGTAATATGATTGATAAAGAAACATTTATGAATTTGTGGGGTAAAATTGAGGCATCTAATAGTGGTGAACCTGGATTTATCTTTACAAATGATAAAGATGCTGGAACAAACCCTTGTGCTGAAATTAACTTAAAAGCTAATCAATTCTGTAACTTGTGTGAAATTAACGCTAGCGATATTGAAACTCAAGAAGAATATAATGCAAGAGCTAAAGCAGCAGCATTTATTGGTACATTACAAGCATCATATACTGATTTCCATTACTTAAGAGATGTTTGGAGAAAAACAACTGAAAAAGAAGCATTGCTAGGTATTGGAATGACAGGTATTGCTTCAGGTGCTGTGTTTAAGTTAAATATGAAAGAAGCA